GCCCTCTGGTTCCGAGATCAAGGATGGAATCAAGCCTTCAGGGGATGTCAGTTCTCTCAGAAGGACATCCACACCGGAGAGGACGCACCCGACGTGGTGGTGCCGGGTGTTACTGAGTGGTTACACATTGAGGCGAAGCACGTTGAGAAGCTCAACCTTCAAGATGCCTTCGACCAATCAAGGAGGGATGCCGATGGCACCAGCAAAATCCCATGCGTGATTCATAAACGAAACAACACTGACCCTCTAATTACTTTTAGTCTGGAGGATTTCGCCGGCTTTTTGCGCGGCGATCTTCCTCCGAATCAAGAACCCCTAAAGAAAGGAAAAGAATGAGCGCATTAACGCTTACTGCCGGTGGTGACAACGTTGCCACAGAATATCAACAACCCCCCGTGGGTGATCATAAAGCGATTCTAGTAGGAATCGTTGAATCCAAAAATGAACAGACTGCATATGGTCCCAAGGATCTGGTTTTCTTCTACTTCGAGCTGGAAGAAAAGATGGATGACGGACGACCTTTTTCAGTCCGTGCCAAGTTCACCAAATCTCTCAACGAGAAATCCAACCTCTACAAGTTCCTCAACAAGTGGAGAGGCAAACCGTTCGCTGCCGGCGAACAGTTTGACCTTAATGAAATGGTTGGAGTGGGGTGCATTTTGGAACTGATCGCCTGGAGTCCTAAAAATGATCCAAGCGTAATCAGGCACCTTCCAGATCGTGCCCGCCCACTCCCTAAAAAGGAATGGCCCAAGGCTAGTGGTGACTTTGATGCCGCCGCTGCCAGTGAGCGGATTGAGAAGTGGAAGGAAGAGAACGGTTCTGCCCAGCCCGCAGCAACCCCTGCACCTATCGAACGTACCGAGGACGACGACGTACCGTTTTAGTCTAATGTTTAAGCTGCCTCACTCTTCTTGCGATCCTCCTTGGCGCACCGCCGTACACCTACAGCGGAACACCGTGGGGCAGCTTTCTTTTTACCAACGGATGTCCCGAAAGGTGGTCTACGCAGGGAGGGGCGTTTTGCAGTTCGGACCTGATCTGCTGAACCTACTGATCTGGGCATCCGTTACTTACTTTATCTGGAAAGGATTTTTTGAAGATGAATGAATTAGTTTTGAAAGTCGCACAATCAAAGGCGGCACACTGGTATCACCAGGATGGATCCCCGCAACATACAATCGATGGGGCTAACGGGAATGAACGTAACACTAACCTGAGAGACGCCCGTAAGTATGGACTATATCCCAGTGTAACCGGCGTTGACAGCGATGTGCTGACTAACTTCGGTGTTACCCGCTGGAAGGAAGGTATCTTAATCGAGGCCGCCTATACTCTGCCGGTTAAACCGGATGAGGAGTATGATGACTTTTGTGATCGGGTTAAGTCCGATGCAGACCAGTTCGGGTCCGTTGCCCGTGAGTTCGGTTCCAAAATCCATGCAGCAATTGATTGCTTTCACATGGATAGAGATTTCCAACCTGAACCCGAACTCTTGCCATGGTTTGAGAAGTATAAGGCATGGTTTAAGGCCAATATTATTGATGTGGTTTCAAGCGAAAGGACGGTGGTGAACAAGAAGGTCGGTTACGCCGGCACCATGGATATGGTTGCTCGGCACCAGGAATATGGAACGGTCCTAATCGATTTCAAAACCCAAAACATGAAGAGGCCAAAGCCTAACTTCTATGATTCTTGGGTGCGGCAACTCTCAGCATACCGTGAGTGTGTTGATCCAAAGCCACAATGCCTGTCGGTGGTGATTAACAGTAAGGAACCCATGGATCCATTTGAGAAACTATGGACCGATCAAGAAACTAAAACAGGTTGGGATGTGTTCAAGAGAGCCTGCGAAATCTGGCAACTACAACGAGGATACTTCCCTGGAGGTGGAGAATGATTAACGAAGATTTTGAAAAGGCATTGGAGATTGTGATCGAGAGGACCGGGGCAACCCGCACTGAGGTTCTCGGTAAGTCCCGCAAACCAAGGATTCAAATTGGCCGGCACATGGTGTGTTGGTTAATGCGGCACAGGGGATGGAGTTACCCCGCCATCAGCAATCTGATGGGCACTCATCACGGGACGGTTATTAATTCATGTAAGGCAATCAATGACTACATTGAACTGGATAAAAACTTCCGCAAGATTTGGCCTGAACTGGAAGGTAAGCAGATTGTTTTCCAAGATTCAGAGACCCGCAAAGAAAACAAACGCAAACTAGAAGAGATGGTGGCCTGATGTGGATACTGCCAAAGCAATTACACACATCTCATTGTGTGCTGGATACGGAGGGATCGACATCGGACTTAAACGATGCCTGCCAACTCTGCGAACAATCCTTGTTAGCGAGATCGAAGCCTACGCAGTCGCGAACCTGGTTGCGAAAATGGAAGCGGGACAATTGGATCCAGCACCTATTTGGACGGATCTTAAAACCCTCCCGCTGGACTGCATTCCAAAAGGCGTTTCTATCTTATCAGGGGGTTTTCCCTGCCAACCTTTCTCCTCCGCAGGAAAGCGGGAAGGCGACGAAGACCCAAGACACCTCTTCCCATACATAAAAAATGCAATACGAACTATTCAGCCAAGAATCGTCTTCCTTGAAAACGTGGAAGGAATCATCAGTGCCAAGCTCAAAGGAGACGAGTGGAGCGACCCAGCCGGAACCCCCGTTCTGCTCCATGTCATTAGAGAGTTGGAAAGAGTGGGTTATAGGGCGACGGCAGGAGTATTCAGTGCGTCTGAATGCGGCGCACCGCACCAAAGAAAAAGAGTCTTTATCCTTGCAAGGAGAAATGAAGGGCCGCCCGTCCCTACCGACGACTGCCGTAGTAGAGTGTCGCGTGGAGAAATCGGAGAACGGGCACAATTTGAATTGGCCAACAGTAAAAGCCAGAGATTGGAAGGACACCTTGGGGTGCAAACTGGATGCAGTGAACCCGGACGGGACTCATCGCAACCGAAGGGACAGATTGGTGGGTGCAATTGCGGAGGAACTCCTTGGCCCGCACTCAAGGGAGAACCCCAGCACGAATGGGAAGAACCCCGTGTTGTCTTCAGATTGGGTGGAGCAACTGATGGGGTTACCAGTGGGCTGGACCCAACTGCCAACCGAGTGGATCGGTTGAGGCTTTTAGGTAATGGGGTGGTGCCTGACACCTGCGAGGTAGCCTTCAGAACTTTATATAAGGAGTTAGTAGATGGAGACAATAACAGTAGAACAAGCGGAAGCTAAAAGGTTGTACCCCTTAACTTTACCCTATCGACCAAGGCAAAGGGTTATGTGGGAGAAGGTGGTAGCTGATATGGAGCGGGGTAATATCCCTTATGCCCTGGTTAAGTTACAGGTGGACCATGAGCAAGGTGCTTTTACGGGAATAGAGGTGTGGCGTGGAGATAGCTGAGTTAAAGAGTAAATTAAGTTTACCCGATGTAGTAACCGAACTCGGTTACACACGGGACATCATCAAGAGGAGTACCAATTGCCCCTTTCACGATGATAAGAATCCCAGCTTCGGCATATGGGAAGAGTCAGGGCAATGGAAGTGGAAGTGTCACGCCGGTTGTGGTGGTGGTGATGCAATCGATTTTATCCAGGTAGCACTTAACTTATCCCAAACAGAAGCTATCCAACGATTTAAGCAAATGGCTGGAGCAGAAGAAGCGAGGCCGGTCCTGATCGATCCTCCCAAAAGGATCGATTGGACCGAGGCTCGCGATGCGTTCAAGCCGGCAATGAGAAACAAACTCGCAGAGTGGAGAGGTTACTCCCCTGAGTTTGTTGATTGGTTGCATGAGAATAATCACATGGGCATCGTCCAGGGACGACTAGCATTCCCGGTACAACATAACCCCCGTACCACGCCAAACGGGAAGGCAGACGGTGCCCATCTTTTTCATAAGGAAAAGGGTTGGAAGATATTAGGAGGAAAATCCGCACCATGGTGGATAGGTGACCACACTGAACATGTGTTCGTCTTTGAATCGCAGTGGGATGCGTTCGCCTTCATGGATAAAGTGAAGTGGGCTGAGTCTATCCAGCCAATATCTTCAATACTAATCACCCGCGGTGCGCAGGGTGCCAAGAAGATTAACGGGTTAATCCCACCAAAGAGTAAGGTGTATCTCTTCACTCAAAACGATGAGGCAGCAGAGAAGTGGCAGGATGATATAACTGAAATGCATCCACGTTGTCACATAGTCTCCACACCTGAAGAGCACAAGGATCTTAATGATTGGGTTAGGGCCGGGGCAACTGGTGCTCAGGTCATCGAGGCAATGGAGTCAGCGCCTTTATATGAGAACCCAAATGCTCCCAGGCTACCCGGTGCAATGGACTGGAATGATCTACTGGCATTCGATGCCGGCAAGGATACAGATAACATGCTTGGTTCCCGGTGGTTGTCCAAGTCAGGTAGTTGTGTCTGGGTTGGGTCCAGTGGTCTGGGTAAGTCAGTCCTAACCCTACAAGCAGCAATGACTTGGGCGACAGGTATGCCGTTCATGGGGATCCACCCTAAAGGATGTTACAAGTCACTAATCATCCAAGCCGAGAACAACTTCGGTGATGTAGCTGAAACCATCCAAGGCGTTAAGTATGGTCTGGCTCAAGAATACCCTGAACTGAGCTTCGATGAGATCCAGCAGAAGGTTTCCATTGTTAGAATGGTCAACTCCACCGGGTTAGAGTTTATAGCTCAACTACGCAAGATGATTGCTGAGTATCAACCTGATATGGTGTGGATTGATCCACTACTCTGCTATCTGGGAGGTGATCCCAACTCTTCAGAGGATGTCAGTTATTTCACAGGATTAATCGAT